TTTCCAGACGTAACCATCAGCAGTAGTGAATGGTGCAGTAGAATTTCCAGTAGGTTCAATCGTCGAGGTAACAGCAGCGCCAGCAGCGTTCTTACCTTGTTGTAGACAAATATAAACTTGGTTTGCGTCTGTTCTTACATAGTATGCATTTGCTGGATAGCTTGAAAAGTTATCGTCATATGCAGAATAAATTGTACCAGAAGACCAGTTGTTACGAGGAACAATATAAGAAACGTCTTGGATCTTCTTAATACCCTGTAACGATCTTCTAAATTGGTCGATTGTTCTTGCTGACTGAGTAGGTGTTACAACATTATCCGAGTCGTCCCATAGTTCGGAACGACCAAGACCAACATAGTACTCGCTACCTGCGCTGTCAAAGTCAGCTTTCAGTTCTGCAAGAAGATCTCTTTTAAGTGTATCAGTAATAATTGCTGGCATATTATATCTCTTACGTGATTGTTAAGAAGTTGTCTGAGTCACCAAATAAGTGCCAATTGGAACCAGTCCAAATTGCTTCAGCAGCTCCGTTTTGGCTGAGTGTGAATGATGTACCTTGACCAAAGCTTGTTGGTGTAACTGTTGCTGCACCTGTGTTAATATTTACAAACTTTTTGGATTCACCTACAACTGTACCATTTGCCATTGTCATAGCTAGAGCACCTGTTGAGTTGAATAGAGTCAAAGGAACTAACAAAGAAACTGCACCAGAAGATGTTTTTGTTTCTGATGAGTATGCAACTTTACGAGTATGGCGAATAGCACCGGTACCCTTAGCTGCAAGATCTAGATTGATGTTTGTGTTATCACCTACTGCGGCAATCTTTGGAGCTCCGCCAGTTGCTGCGTTTGTGATTGAAATATCATTGACTGCAGATGCTGTTGCAGTGAAACGAATCATCTCTGCGCCGTTTGCATCATTGATACCAGAAGTAATGACTGGTCCACTCAGCGTAGGTGATGTGAGTGTTTTATTTGTAAGTGTAGCTGCATGGTTTGCAAACACAATCGTATCAGAATCTGCAAGTGCTGGGAAGTTTACGTTCAAGTCTGTATCAGAATCAACCTGACCTTCATAGGCAATCTTATAGTAACCAGTACCAGAAACACCATGCAGTCTTAGTGCGCCATCAATCTTAGTGTTGTAAAGGTGTTTGTTAAACAGATCTTGATCACCAGTGGAAATAATAACTTCACCTGTTGAATCAGGAAAAGTGATTGTGTTGTCTTTTGTTGGTTCGGTGATAGCAAATACAGTTTCAAAGCTATCCGCGTTTGCTCCTTCAAAAACAATTCCTGTACTTGTAAAGCTTACGCTTGTAGACAAGACATCGCTGTCTCCACCTAGTTTTTGGTAAAGTTCTACAAAGTTCTGATTAATCTTTTGGGCTGCATCGCGGAGTGTATCACCATCTCCAGCATTTGCGGATGTGCCTCTACTAATCGATTGTCTTGTCATGTTAGAATCCGTTTTTCTTTACATTATTTATAATAGATTTTTATGATATTTGAAGTGCATAACCATCAGAATCACTATCCCAAAGCTCATTTCTTGCTTGGTCAGTTGTCTCAACTGTGTTAGACATTCTCATTGCAGCTGGTACACCAACATCACTATCTTCATCGAATGTAAATCCATCCTCAGTAATAGTATCTTTAATGTTTGTATACATTGCTGCAGCCTGCTCAATTGTCATGCTGTTGTATGCGTTAATCTGTTCACCAATTGTAAACCTGACTTCAGAGTCTGCGTACGTTGCGATACCAGACATTTCAGCTGCACCAGTAAGTGAAAGAGTACCAACACCAGTATATATTGGATCTGCAGAGTCTGGAATATTATCTGGCATTGCTTCAAGGTCGAGGTCAGCAATACCAACGATCAATGTTTGGGCACCTAGATAGAAACCAGATGGGTGAACAAATGCTTTATATAGTTCTCGCCATGTAGCGATAGGCACTTCTGATTTTACCAAGATAGAATAGATCTGATAAAGAGCACCGTCTTGAATGACTTTTTGGTTTTCATAACCAATCTCAGATTCACCTACAATAAAGATGTCTCGTTTCGGATATGAAATTTCAACCTGTGAGTTATAAAAGGCTCGGAAGAAACCTTCGGATGAGTATAAAGAACCTTTGACTCGATAGAACTGAGCTATAAGTCTCATTGCAAATCTTGGTTCTAAGAAGAAGTTTTGGTTCAAGATGCCTTGACCAAGTTCTTTTAGAATATTATCAATGTAACCAATCTTTGCGCCTTCTGTATCACGAACATTGTACATATCATGAATAGCAGCCGCAAAGTTATAGGTTGCGTCAGAATCCATAAAGTCATAGTACTTATCAAGAAACGTGATAAGAGTAGGATACTCAGAGAGATAGTGCTCGGGCAGTACCTCACTTATCTTACTTTCGTGTAAGTTTATATCCGTTCTATTAAAGTCAGTAAGGGTTTTCATTATAGAGCCGTTGTGGTTGTTTCATAATCAAGCACACCACGAGCGGATGTTCTATTTGGATCCAAGTCTAGAATATAGTTTCTCAGAGGTTTTACTGTTGACTGGTTTGCTGGAATTGTTGTTAACTGAATCTGTGAACCAACCGAAATCGCAGTTGGAGCAAAGCCAACAATATTAATTCTACCAAATTGAGGATAGTACGAACCAATGTTATCAACAACTACGTTATCGTCAATATCTACGATCTGCAACTTTGTTGATGACAGCTGGTTTCTTATTGTACATAGTCTGTTACTATATGTAAATACGTTTGTTGTAATTTTAGCAGTCAAAGAATCTGGTGCTGCTATCTCCATTGGTAAGTAAATGTTATAAGTACGTGATTCACTGAGTGCTGGAGTAAATGATTGTCTTACGGTTACATCCATCTTACTGTTCAAGACAGCAGGAGACAGATCATCGATAGCAGTCAATAGATTCGATCTCCTAAAGATTCCACCAAATGTTTTTAAGTTGTCAGTAAAGTAATTTTGTACAAGAGTAATCACTTGTGATTCAACTAGATTAACAGGTGTTGTCGATAAGTTTGGATTATAATTGAAAGTAATACTACAACCAACAAATGCTGTAGTCGGATCAACAAACTTAGTATCAATCGACATGATTGAAAGATTATTTGTCAAATCATTTACAATACTATCTTTAATTACCTGTTGCGCCGCAGCACTTACACCATCTGCAAATCTTAGACTAACAAAAGCCTTGCCGTATTCTGGTGGATCGTTGTCTTCACCACCCCATGCTGACACGTCGTTTACCGAAGAAAAGTTTTGTTTAATCAAACCTTCATAATCATTTGCAGTAACAAGTCTTTGTTGAGCAGCAAATGCAATCGGAGCGTTCTGACGAATGGTTTCGATGTCTTCTTTTGCTCTTCCACCAGTAGCTACAACCGCAGTTGAAACTGATAGAGAATAAGAAGCACCATCCATAGAGATAGTGCTCTGCGCAGAGAACGTTGCTCCAGTGTTAGCAGCTGCACCATTTGAAGAAAGATATGTTACAACTATTTTGTTTCCGGCTGTTGGTGCAACACCAGTTGTAACACCATCACCAAAGTGTAACTCAAAGAAACCGTTCGGTGCTTCATGAATATCATAGTACGTCGAGTCTGAAGTGACAGAAGATGCAGCATCCAAGTCAGTGTATTGTGTATATTCACTTGAGTTAGCACTGTTATATACTTTTACGTCAAGAGTAGACGAATCCATGTTTTCGTCTGGAATAATGTAAAGCTGTCTTTCAGAAGCTTCACCTACATAGAATGTTTTTGTTGTAGATACACCTTCAACTACAGGAATACTATATGAACCTGCACCTGTTTGAAAACGATAAACACCGCTACCATTATCACTTGCAGTATATGGAACTAAAGTTTGGAATGTATATGATACGCCATCAACCGTAGCACTAAACTTAGTGTTTGCTGGAAGAGTTGCTGTACCACTTCTACCAGAATTTGTGTTGGTAATCTGGAGGTTTAAGTATGCTGTCGCCGATGTCTTAGATCTTGGTGTATAACCAAGTGATTCAGCATGAGAAAGAACAGATGAACGTAGCTGAGCTGTTGTCAAGAAAGATTCATTCAAAGCAAAGTTTGCAACCAAACCGTTGAAGTGAGTGTTGTATGCCAAAACATCGAGCAAGTTAGATAAACCAGCTGCTTCAAAGTCGTAGTCTTCAAACTCTGACTGCTGAGCAAAGAACGTCTTTAACTTATTCTTAATGCTATCAAAGTCAAGTTGTGTAGATGTAATGTTTGTTGCCATGTTATCTTAACCTTGTTATTGTCGTTTCCAGTACAACAATTTCTTCTGTATTTTTAACCTGAAACTCAAGCGTGATTAGAACATTATAGTTGTCTATATACGCTTGAACTTTTAAACTACGTACTGTTGCTCTTGGCTCATAGTTCTCAATCGCTTGACGAATACGAATATTAATGTCTTCCGCAGTTTCATCATCAGCGAGTTCAAATAAGAGTCCTTGAATGCCAGCACCGAATCTTGGTTGAAACGGTTTCTCGTTGAAGTTAGTAAGAATCAAATTTTTGATAGCCTGTTTTACTGCAGCAGCATCAGTCTTCTTATATACGTCACCACTCGGACGATTTGCAAACGTCAGATCGATGTCTTTGTAAGTTTTATTTCTTGTCGTAACGAGTGCCTTTGAAGCAAGGTTACCGTCTTCGACTGAAAATGCTCTACTGACCATAAGATTCTCTTATTCTTTCGTATTATTTATAATGATTAAACGCGGTTTAACCTTTTACGATTCTCCAATATGGACCGTCTGGACCTGGATCGCCTTGGTCCTCCACTGCTTTATAGCTACCATTAGGATCAATACGCGCTTTAATTTGTTTAATTCCACGGTTAGCAAAAGCTTCTTTTGGATATTTTTTCCGCAACAATTGATTAAGAACTCTTTGCTTCTTCTCCTCGGCTGAAGCAGCTTTAGACTCTTCATCTTTTTTACGTTGCTCTTCTGCAGCAGCTTTTGACTCCTCACGTGCAGCAAGGCGTTCTTCGCGAGTTCTATTTGCAAATGGGTCATCGCTAGCGGGTGCTGGAGGTGCAGGTGTGGACGTCACCGAAGGTGTAGAAGCTGATGATGCCTCGGGAGCTGGATCTGGTGGTGCTGTTTGTTGTCCAGTTTGTGTTATTTCTACTTCTGGAGTTTCTTCGACTGTTGGCGTAACTGCTGCACTGGGTACTGCTCCAGGTTGTGCAAGTTCTGCAGCTACAGCATCGCTAGTTACTGGAGGTGTAGGTTGTGGAGCAGGAGCATTTGTTGCTGCGGCAGATACAGTAGCAGCGCTTTCTCTTGATGCCTGTTCTGCTGTTGCTGAAGGGAATTCAACTTCGACAAAATCACTGTTACTCTGAACGTTATTATTAAATCGAGTTTCAATTTCTCTCGCAAAGGTTGCAGTATAAGTTTCATCAATGTCAGGAACAGTAATAATTATTTGCGCGTTGATTGACCCATCTGGCGCATAATCATCATAGTCAAGAATAAGCTTGTCGTACTGAATAACATCTTTTAAGTAAACAGCAAGCTCAAACGTTTTTCTATTATCGGCTTGTCCACTAATGTTATTAATAAGTTCATAAACAACGGCACGGCCTTCTGCAGCTAAACCTTTTATATCATCAAGATCATTGACTTCCCCGGGCCCTGGAACATAGTAACCTTCAACAACCGTTAAAGTATAGTCGGCAAACGGACCAGAAGTTCTGTTGTTGTTTACCCACTTCATAGCATATGCATTCGCCTGTAAGTTTCTTGCAATTAATGCTCGATCAGCACGGGCTGTGGTATTAAAGTTAGCGATCTCTCCACTTCCAGACAAGAAAGTAGAAACCGGAATGTCTGGTGCTATTTTAGTTGAGCTGCTTATATCATCAACATCAAGAATTGCGTAGTTCAAGTCAGGTACAAATCTTTTGTTTGCTGGAATACCGGATGGCGTAAAGTCACCAAAGTTACTCGTTCCTCTGTTGCCAACTCTTATAGCACCACGTCTCTGTGTTCCAGACTGACCTGCAATTCTTCCTATTCCTGGGGGAGTTGCGGTTGCGTATCTTGAGTTAAGTTTACCGGCTGAGACAGCGTTTGCAACAAAATCGGTATTATCCCTATTAAAAGGATCTCTCATACGTGATCTGATTTCTTCGGTAGTGAGATCAGTATGTGAAAGTCCACCGGTTTCAGCGTACTTATCAAACACTCGCAACAGCTCGCCTTTTTCTATTGAAACATTTATGACGCCTCTACCACCTACGTTCAAGTAATTATCAAGAACTTCTGCTGTTGGAAGAACAGTTGTAGGAGTAGCTACATTTACTTCTGCTCCAGCAGATCCACCTCCGCCAAGACCCGCTGTGCCGGCTCTTCCTGCTTGAGTCGCTGTCTTAGCGTTTCCTTCAAGCGCACCAAAGAATGTTGGCGCAGTTACACCTTCACCAAACGTAGCACCCTTACCATACACTACGACACCTTCGCCGCCTATAGTTCCGGTGGATCCCATAAGCAATAAAGAATCAGCTGCGATGTTTGCGCTTTTCGAAGATATGTCAGTTGAGTTTTTCCCGGTCATATAAAGTACATTACCACTATGGATTGAAACAATACCTTCACCAGCAACCTTTACAGTTCCCTTTGTAATATTTGTAGTGTTACCAAGAGTTGTAGTTGTATTTGAACCAATTACTGTTTCAGATTTATTTTGCTGAACAATCGTACCCTTGTTCTTTGTAACAGTTTCTCTATGGTTTCCCTTAATCGTTTCTGTAAGGTTACCTTGCAGGTTTACATTCATATTCAAAGCAGATACATTGAAGTTACCACCAACTTTAAAATCAACGTCACCTTTAAAATCATATGAAGCATTACCATTTACAATAATCGTCATATCGTCTCTAATTGTCATGATATGAGTCTTACCAACACTAATGCCAATAGAACCGTCCGGTAACATGTCAATACCAGAACCAGTTCTATGTTTTATGAGAATACGCTCACCAGCTGGTGTATCGTTGTATTCGATAATGTGGCCAG